TCGTGATTGTGAAATAAGATTTATACCCTCTGCGGGTGTGTATGTTTGACATGAAAAGCAGAAATAGTGGCCATCAGTATACAGTGAATTAGCATCTGATGAGCCACAATTATTGCAAGGCTCATGTCTCACAAATTCTGCATCGGTCATGTTAACCAATCAATTGGTATAGTATGAAACGCACACCAAGGGATGTTATGTTTTTCACACCACTTGGCATACGTGGTTTTAGATTTCTTCGATATAGTATTATAGGGTGATTGAAACACCATCCTTAAATCTAAGTCGGGGTTATCTTTCTTGACTGCAAGGATCTTACGTCTATCTGCTGCATCCCAGTATCCCTTAGCTTCCAAATAGATGTGATTGGGAAGTATAAAATCTGGGACATAATGATGCTGAATAGTATAAGCGACCTTGGATGATTCATATTCATAGATAACTCCTAGTTCATCAAATAAGTTTGATATTCTTTCTTCAAGTTTAGACCTGAATTTAGAAGTCTTCTTCTTCATTAGGTGGATCTGCTATGTCAACAGGTGCAGTAGTTTTGTACCCTGATGTCTTGCCGAATAAACCAGCGACATCCTCAGTACTCATATCCCCTGAGTCAACTCCAGCAGCATCAGATTTCAGTTCGACAACCTGAATACCAACCAACTTAAGGCTGCTACCATAGGTAACCCCATCCCGTAGAATGTAAGGCTTTTGATAGAAACCCAATTTAACAGTAGATCCTCCATAAAGCGGTGTCTTTGTATTAGTTATTGGTGTACCTTCTGTATCAACTACAGGAGGTTTTCTATCTTCTCCCCAGGAGAATTTTAGTTTATGTTTCCCTTTAGCTACTTCTTCCCATGGTGTGGGTTTTAATGTAGCTCTCTTAGGATTCTTGAGCTTAGATTCAGCCCACTTAAGGACTTCAACCCTCTCATTTTCTAGCTTGTCAACGACATCATCGCCAACTATAGCCGATAGTGAATGACCAAACTTTCCTGGTTCTAGGATTGCTTGATATCCATCTAGTGTTACAACATCAGTAACATGTACATTCTTACTGCTCATCAGCTGTATCCTCTTGTGCTGGATATAGTTTCTTGAACTCTTCAGATAAGTTTGTACGATATGCTGTCAGTTCATCGATTTTTCTATCGAGAGCTTCTAACTGGTTTCTCCTTTGCTCACGTTCTGCAGCTTGTAATCTCTCTTCAGAGACAACAACTATAGTAGGTGGTGCAAAAAAGCTATCAAATAGTGAATACATTTAACAGAAAAAATAAGTTGAGTCAATCACGGCTTCCGGTTTAAGGTCACCAATGATCGGTGGTTTAGATTCAGCACCAATTTGATGTGCAAAATCTGACAAGTAGTCATGCTCTGCGAACAGTGCCATGTATGTCTCCCTAATTATAGCAGAGAGTTCATCCATGTCAACCGATCGACACAAAACGCTATCATGTATTAATGCGATAGGTTTGTCAAAGCGTACTGTTCCTAGATGTAGCAAGCTAGCATCCAGTGAGTGAATAAGATTAGGTGCAGTAGCAGCCTTATGTCTGTTAAGATCAACCTTATTCTCTTCTTCAGTAGCAACTGATAAGACACAACGACCTAATAATTGTAGATCAAATCTTTCAGTTTTCTTCTTCATTATACGTTGATGTACTACAAAACCAGATGGTGTAACCCATTCTAAATTCATAGCACCACGTTTAATGGCTTTAGAGACCTCTAATTCTATCCACTTCATCACTGTCATAGGGCCAGGGACGACATTAAACATGGCATCCCTGACTGCCTGTACGGTAGCGGTAAGATCTTCCTTGTCGATCTCGATTCCTTTATCCCTTAAGGCATCACGAATGTAAGACCTGTTTGAAAAAGGTTTAGCGTTGTAGGGTATAGTCATGACCGTTCTTTTAACGATCTTCCTATCCATTACTTGTTGTATGTGTATAGGACAATTGGGTTTGGCTACATCCGCTACAACCTTATATGCGTCTTGTGGCCTATCAGCAGGTAGCACATTGACGAGTTGTGCTGTCTTTTTATCTCTAGCTAATCCTGCTAGGATCTGTAGGCCACTACACGTTGCATCCGTGGCAACACATAAGCCAGTTGTGTTTCTGGTACGTTTAGTTACTAGGGCATAGTACTCCTCACAAGCTGACAAGAATTGCCAAGGTTCTTCCGCAGCCTCCCAGTCACCGATGTTATCTATAGGATCTTCAGCTACTCTGGTAATCAACGGAATATTACACTGAGTCCATTCTAACCTTTCACTCATAGTAGACTTATCCAAGCCATATGTGGTAGCGACTTGAAAGGCTAACCATCTCTCTCCATCCTTAGTGATATATGATTCATCAGCGAAGCGAATCAAGGCTTTGCCAAAATCAGTATCTTGTGGTGTGAGAAATGAGGGTATAGGATAAGCCCTACCTCGGTAATCAAAAGACCAAGGTATATAAAACCTCTCACGATCTTTAAACCTCCTTACAGCTTCCATTGTCATCCGAGTACGGCATGACTTCTTGAACTCAGCAGCCCTCATATTCATTACTTCAGCAGCTTCACGACGGTATGCTTTACGAGCATCCTTGTTCTCTGCTATATCTGGTGGTTTAGGTGGTAGATCATAATGAATAATAGGTAGAAACTTACCAACACTAATACCTCTACTCTCTAACGTCTCAGCGACGGTGATTGTGAAAGGATTAAGTCGATACCCTACCTTCTGAATCTTATTCAAAAAAGCTAGTGGTGTTTCTCCCTGTATAGGTGTGGGATCGCCTCTTCTTACCAAATCATGACCTTTCATGACCTCATTTAATATATACCCACCTGGTGTCTCATTAGACCAATCCCTTGGTGGTACCAACATCGGCCATGTTAATGGGCTGAATAACTCAGCTGTAGCCATGACTTCATCTTTGATGTCCATAAATTCAGGAGTAGGGACAACAAAGACAGTAGTCTTACGTCCTTGACGCATGTGTTGCTTGTAGAACCAGTTACTTGATTCCATTATACAATCTAATAACCATGCACCAAGTTTAACTCTTATACTTGTATCCCATGATGTCCATTGTTTAACATCACAGCGATTCATTAATGTTCTTATTACGACTAGTTTTTGGTGTGTTCCTATTGCTCTATGCCAATAGTTCTTCTTCAGTGTATTTAGTAATCCAGGAGCATGTTTCTCATAGTGTCTCATCTGACACTCATCTTCAATTGCACGTCCAATGGATTCACACACGCTAGTTGCTACATTACTACCTTCTTTAAAACCAAACACTTTATCAAACGTTAGTTTACATGCTATAGCAGCAGCAGCGAGTGGTTCTAAGTCCTTTAAGTAGGTATGTATTTCCTTGAATGCAACACCAAAATGTCCTTCATGTATCTTCTTATTAGTTTGTTCTATTCTCTTTACTACGTGTGGAAGTAAAGTATCAATAGAAGATATACCATAAATAGTAGCTGAACCATAGGATTGATTCTCTAACTTTAGTGTTTGATCTCTTAATCGCTTGAGTCCTTGGCGAATCTGATCTCTTTCTAGTTCTACTTGCTCATTTATTTGGCAGGTTGTAGGTGTTGACATGAGTAATCATCAATAACTTGGTCTATTAGTAATGATACTATCTCATCTCTATGCGGATGGTCAGTAGGTATGGACTCTATAGCCTTTCTATAATACTCTGACCTTAATAATACTAGATTCATGGTTCTTGTTTATCTAGGTGTACAGGATGCATATAATGTAAGTCATATGCTGTTGCTACAATAAATTCACTTTGACCTTTGTCCATGATTTCTGTAGCTTTTCTTTTAGCATTCCATTCTCTCCTATATACATGTTCTGATACCTTACCTGTTTTTAGGTTAGTTTCACGGATTATACAAGATATAGATGATGGTATCTCCCATCCTGCTATCTTCCACTCCATAAACTCATCGAAGGTTAAAGTATCAAACCATTCAGATGGACAATCAGCTATTTCCTGCCAATTGTTCGGATAATAAGGTTGCTTTCGCTTCTTCTTCTTGTTCATTGATAGGTTCTAGATCAATAAGGTAGTCATCCATGTATGCAGCTTCTTCTCTGGCATCCCAGGCTGCATCCTCAAAGTTGCCTGACTCCATGATGAAGTCTCGACCACTTTCTAATCTTACAACATACTTAGGCATGGCGGCGTGATTGTGAAGTTAATTTACGTTTTAACTGTTTTGCTCTCCTCCTTGCTTGTCGTATTGCTTGAGGTTTCTTCTTTCCTTTGTCTCGTCGCTTTACGTCCGCGTTTGCGAACGGTAGGCGTATTAATGAGTTCATTCTTTAGCTCCTTATAATCTTCTGCGTACTGGCTATTAGGATAGTGATGAAGATGTGCTAAGACAGCATTAAGGTACAAGAATTGTTTAGTCCTTTTCATTAGTACCTCTCTGGTATTTTATTCTTCATGTATTCTTTCTCTAGTTCAGATTCAGATAATGGTGTAACTTCTACACCTCCATGATGTTCAACAGTTGTAGGTCTTTCTTCTAACTCCTTAAAGTCTAATGATAATACTGGTAACACGTCCTTTAATTTACGTGTGATGTACCATATTAAATCTTTAGGAGATTGAAGAGTCTTAACCTTCAATGTGAATTGGTATGTTTTTGGTTTAGGTGACATAATTAATATACTAGTGATGTTTTAGTTACAAATCTCATTGGATCTGTTACACGTAATCCTACAGCATCTTGATTAAAGAAATCTCTGTAAGCTTGGCATACATCAGTTACTTTATCTTCATGTGATGTAGTTACAGTGACTAATTTAGTATCTTCTAGTTCACCCTTCCATACTCCTTCGCAATCTTGAACAGTATAACTGTTAAATGCAAAGTTAAGTACGTCCTTGAATGAATCCCAGCTAGTTTGATCCACATACTCGCCATTAGGCATGTTGCGTCCAAAGTAGAGCTGATATGTTTTAGTAGACAAAATAGCCTCCTTAATAACTGCGGCGAGTGATTGTGAGTCACTCAGTAAACCCTTATTTAAAGGGCTTAGAGAGTAATTCATTGGTAGCCTTAACTACACCTTTTAACTCTTTGTATACTTGACTAACCTCATAGTTGTTAATCTTTAATCTATTTTGGAAATCATTCCATAGTGCATCACGCTCTATTAAATAGACATCCTTGATGTGAGATTCCACAAGATCAATTGTTTTACTAGTTGTTTCTTTAGGTGAATTAGTGATTGGTTGTTCAACCATTGGCTTCCTCCTTTTAGCAGGTCTACCACGCTTCCTTTTATTAGGAATAGTAGTAGTTGTGAGTGTTTGAGTCATAATTAAAAATGATACTGATGGAAAAGATCATCTCTTATATCCAGTATAGCTGGATCTGAGTCCTCGTCAAGATAACTTAACAAAAGTTTAATCTTGTCATCAGAGAGATAGAACTTGCGGTCATATCTCTCACGATGTAGTCTCTCTTTAATTAGAGACATCAGCACAACTCTCAACGAACTCTTTGTTTAGCTCTAGTCTAAACTTATTCATTGTGTCCTTATCAAGACCACCTAAGATTATTCTATCAGTGGTCTCGCCATTATAACTGGCAAGGACTAAAGAATTATGTGTTTCACAGTAATGAACCATTGCATCCTTTAAATAGTATTCATGTGTTGTATCAAATGATAAACTCATGCTGAATACCTCGCACATAGTTGTGTGAATGCATCAGGATATGCAAGCACCTCCTTAGGTAGTGCATTGTATACATCATCATTAGTAAAGATGTACTTAAGTAGTAGACCAAGTTGAGCATTCTCAGCCTTGGTAACTCCTACTACTCCAATTCTTTTAGTTCTTGTCATAAATAAACAGTGAGTGAATTGAAGGGATTTGAGTCCCTTATCCAACCTTAAACAGGCTGGAGAAGAGATTCAGTGTATTCAAAAGCTATTGCTTCGATATATGCCCATGATACATCATTCTTATAAGTAGTCAAGTCTGCGTCAGCATTCTTAAATAGACTCACTAAGAACTCAGTACCATACTGATCATCGAGATAGGTAGTAATCTCGTCTTCATAAGTGTCAAAGAACTTGATGGTGTCACCATAATATATGTGTTCATGGCACACACCAGATTTACAGCCGTGATCAGCAATCTCTTTGAGAACGTCCTTGTCATAGGCTTCCATAACA